GGCGCGGCGGTAATGCTCGCGGCGGCGGGAATAACAAACTCCACGCCGTCAATTCTGCGGGCGTTCCACTGGACCGCTCCGCGTTTGGGGTTAGTTTCCCCTATTCCAAGTCTTACTCCGGGCATTAGAACACCTCCCCGGCCGCGTTTTGGGCGGCAGCTTCTTTTTCTTTCGGCGCGTTTTTCTGCATTTCGGCAAATTTGGTATTCACCGCAGCAATCCGGAGCGCCGGATCGGGTTCCTTGATACCGGCCAAGGCTGCGAGCGTGGCAAACGACGGCGTTTTCGCGCCAAAATCCACATTAAGCGCCGTTGAAAACGCCTTAACCATTTCCTGTGACGGTTTGGCGTTTTCGAGCGTCGCCGCTTCCTTCTTTTCTTCTTCCGGCGTTTCCTTGCCCTCAAAGGCTTCGCCGTTTTCACTTTCCGCTTTCGGCGTTAGCTTTTCGTTGATCTCGTTCAACGCGTCGCCGTGCGCCTTAAGCGTTTCTTCCATAGCGCCCATTCGGTCCTCCGAATTTTTCTCCGCTATGGCCTCATCAACCGCGTTTTTGACAAGCGCGGCCAGTTCTTTAGGGTCCATGCTGTACTCCTTAATATTTAATATCTCGCCGCGCGAGTTTTTCGCTTCTCCTAAATATAAATCTATAGCACGTTTTGCGTTATCATCAACGGCTTTTTCCGTGCTTCCCATCGCAATGGGTTTTTTGTGTTCGTCGTCAATAGCCACGAATCCGTGGGCCGGGTGTTTGTGTATGCTATACCGGTACGCCCGATAAACGCGAGCCGTGACAAAATCGGATGCGGCGTTTTCCACTTCCACCACGCCGTCGGTATTGATACACACCGCATTAGTAACCCGAATTTTATTTTCCGGGTCGCGCACATGAGGCGCGAGCGCGACGTGTGTAGCGCGAAGTTCCCCGGCCACGGCGTCGTATTCCTGACCGTCCGGCGTAACGCCATTTTCAACTTTCAGATTGTAAATGTCAACGAACGCCGACGCGCCGAACCCAGCCGAACCCAGGTTGCTTTTTATGTACGCGACCTCTTTCGCGCCCTTGACGACGCCCGCGATCATGGCCGCTTTTGCCGCCGCGTCGAAAAATACGCTATGCGCCCATCCGTCGATTTTCTTGTTTTGCTCGTTCGTGGTTGAATCGTGCCCGCCGACAACAACGGGAGCCGTTTCAAGAGACTTTAAAAATTTTTCATCGCTCACCGCTTCGGGCGGATAGTACAGCCGGACAGCTTTTCCCTCAAGCGCGGCGTTGCCGGTTTGCAATTGCCCCGCGCCGTATTCAAGAACGCCGACGCGCAGGGCAGGCACGGAAAAGCGCATCGACTCGATACGCTCTCCCGAATCATTGAAGGCCCGGACGGGGGATTTGAAGTATTTTAGTAGTTTAGTAATCACGTCCATCATAAAGCACACTCCCTGTTAAAAGTCAATCTCAAATTTTATTTTTAAGCATTTTTTACAATATAAATTTCGATTTTTCATTTTCAATTTTAAGCGCGGCAAGAGCGCATTGCAGCCGAAACACCGGTGTTGCGGACGCCTGCCGCTTTGTAGACGGGGCATAGCTGCGGCGCACGTTTCGCACACCCGACGCTTATGCCTGGTCGCGGCGCGCGCAGTCAATACCTCGCCGCACTCGCACCGCTGGTTACCGTTTTTGTCTTGCACCGCCTCGCACCGGGGCAGCGACGCTTTTGCAAGCCTCTGCAATGTTTGACCGACGGTTTCTTCTTCTACAATTACTTTGCCCGCCGGTATAAAATGTTTCATTCTTTCACCTCATATCCGCGTAATGGCTTGACCGGCTTCGTCGGTATCTCCGCCCAGCACCGGCAACCCCACGCCGTCCCCGGATTGCCTGTATGCGTTTTTCCGCTTTTTAAAATTTCCGTCGGGGGATCGTCAAAAAGAAAACATTTTCCTTGCAGCTTGCGGTGCGTTTTTCGGACGCGCTTGTCCCGCTGCGTGGCCCATATATAGCGGTCAGAAAATTCTTTTATTATTCCTTCATTCAGGACCGTGCCGAGCGCGTAGGCGTTATCGTCTCCGATCTGCTCCGCCCGGTCCTTGTAGTGGTCGCCGAACGAAAAAACCTTGTAGACGTTCTCCCCTTCCCGCGCTTCATAAATTTTATTTAACGCTTCCTGGGCCGTGTATGATTTTTCTTTTTGGAGCCGCGCAATTTCTTTCTGTACGATTTCGTTTTGCCGGTCCTTAACCGTTTCTTTCATCGTGTCACGTAAAGCATACTGAACGGTTAACCACTCTTTCACCTTACCGTCGAGCGTTCCGCGGTAAACGCGCATCCCCTTTGCCGCGTAGTGCGCTTCCAGGGCGTGTCGGTAACGCTTTGAAAACAAGCGGGCGCGTGAATCGAACGCCGCCCGCGCGTCGTCATCGTCTTCATCATTCCACACGGCGCGGGCGTAGTCCCTGACCGCCCGCCGCCACTGTTTACTATATCTTTCAAAAATGTCTATCATCTTATTCTTGTATCTTCGTTAAAAACTTTTTCGTCTCCAGCTTCTATCCTATCTCGAATTTCTCTGACTTTCGCCTGAACTCTCCTACCCACGTCATCGCTTGTTTGTCCTTCGTAAATTAAAAAGTTACGCCATCCTTTTATGGTCGCGGTGAACCGCCGTATACCGCTATTATAATCATCAATAATACTTTCTGTAATAGTTGCTCCAGATACCCAGTTATTGTGACGCGCAATAACGCGCGCGGCATTTTTCAGCGCCGCTTTTACCGCGTTCTTAACTTCCATTTTCAAAATTTCTTCGTTCATTCTGCCCCTTCCTTATACTAACGGTTTAGTAAGTTTCGTCCGTTCGGCCCCATCGTCGCCGATCGCGTCGTCATTCTCGCCCGGCGTTGACGCTTCCATCCCTGCGAACGTAATATCTTCATCTAAGAGCCCCAACTGTTTGAACGCGCTTTCAAGTTCAGGGTATTCTCTCTGGCGGATAAGTATTTCCGTCCGTTTCGCTTGCAGGTCGGCTTTTTCCTGCTCTGTCTCATCGTAAATACTTTCAAATTCGATATCAAAATCGCCCTCACTCACACCACACGCCGCAACCTCCGCGTCATTTCGTATAAACGTATCGACAACAAAACGGGCCATCGGTTCAATCATGGCAATTTGAAAACGGCTGCGGACGTGTTCATTTGTCGCCGCGATCTGAAAAGCGGCCTGAGAATAGTTTGTATTCCCGCCGCCGAAAAAATACTCCGGCGAAAGGCCCGTAACGGACGCGACATAATCACGAAATACCCCGGCAATGTTTCCCGTCCCTTCACTGATATTGTTATTCAGTATTTCCATCTGCGTCCCGCGCGCCTGTGCAATCGGCGTCGATACGCCCATTGACTCGGACAAGCGCTGTAGTTGCGCCCGCATCGCGGAAAGCATTGTGTCAGTCTGGACATCGCCCTCCATTTTTTCTACGATCACCTGGGCGCGGACGAGCAGAATTTTCAGGATGTGAACATATAGATTCCACGCCTCCGCCGCCGCCCGGAGCTGCGGAACGCGATTGAGCCCCACGCCGAAAAGCGGTTCAAAGCCGGGGCAGAGAAAAAACGCGCTGACGCCGTGCTTTAGTTTCGCGCCAAAACAGTACAAGTCGCCCACGCGCGTTTGATTGTAAGGCGCGGTAAGACTGCCGTAACTCGCGCCCATGCCGTAGGCAAATTGCGTGTCGTTGAAAACATTAAACGTTACCGTATCGCCGCGCTTGATCGGCACGAGTAAAGACCCGCGCGGTGACAACGTGCTATTAAACAGCATATCCTTCAAGACCGCTTGCAATTGCACCTTTTTAAATTTCTCTTCCAGCACCGCCTTGAATTTTTCGTTTTTTGTTTTCACCTCAAAAGGGTTTTTTAGCGCCATAGCGATAGGCCGGTCCACCATTTCGGAAAGTGTCGGGACAGATAGGTATTCCGTATAATTCACCCGGTACGGCGAATAGTCGATGTACGACATAAGGATGGACGGATCGGACGGCGTATTTATTTTAACCGCGCCGTTTGAATAAATGGAATTAAACACCGACGAAAACGCTTCTTCCGCCCGGCGCGTGGCTTTCGCGGGCGGTTTTTCCTGTTTTTGCAAGTCGGCAAAATCGACGGCATTTACAATCTCTGTGACGTATGCCTTACCGGTCGCGCCTTTTAACCGTTTATGCTCGCGCTGTGCGTATGCGTAAAGCAGGGCGTTTTCACTCGCTGCCGGTATATCGCGCACGTTCCGCGCTTCGTTGTACTCATTCACAATATTAGTAATGAGCGCGTCAATGTTCGACGCGCTCAAAGTATTCTTGATTTCCGTCACCATTCGGTCATTCAGTAAAACCTCATCGCGCGGGAGCAAGCTCAATTTTTCAAGCGTACTT